TTTCTTGACACTGTTAGGAATAATGCCAAGAACTTTGCGTCTACGGTATCTCTCACTAGTGAGTCGAAGCACAAGGTTATCATCATCGATGAGGCAGACAATACCACTCCCGATGTACAACTCCTTCTCAGGGCGAGTATTGAGGAGTTCCAAAAAAACTGTAGATTCATCTTCACCTGTAACTATAAGAATAAGATCATTGAACCACTCCATAGCCGTTGTGCTGTCATTGACTTTTCAATAAATGGAAAACAAAAAGCAACAATTGCTTCTCAGTTTTTTAAACGAGTTAATTACATACTGGAGCAAGAACGGGTTGAGGCTGATAAGAAAGTACTTGCCGAACTTATTAATAAGCACTTCCCTGATTGGCGTAGAGTTCTTAATGAGTGTCAAAGATATTCAGTGGGAGGTAAGATAGATAGTGGTATACTGGCACATTTTAGTGATGTAAAGATCAATGACCTTACGAAGAATCTTAAATCAAAAAACTTTTCGGAAGTACGTAAATGGTGTGTCAATAACTTGGACAATGATCCTAGTGTTTTATTGCGTCGCCTTTACGATAGTTTATACGAATCCCTTGTCCCTTCCTCTATTCCTGCTGCCGTTCTTGTTATTGCGAAGTACCAGTACCAAATAGCATTTGTAGCAGATCAAGAGATAAATATGTTAGCTTGTTTAACCGAAATCATGGTGGAGTGTGAATTTAAATGAAAATTTCAGAAAGAGAAAAACTAAGAAACCAAGTCAAGTCTAGATTTTATTATCTGTTCTGGGGCATAGCAACATTTTCTGTAGTAGCAGGTCAAGTGTATGTTGGTTCTGGATATAGAACTTTTGCTAATTCATTAAATAGAATCTTTGATACTATTGAAGTTCAAGTTTATGATGATTATGAAAAGTTTTATTAATGAGACCTGAAACTAGAGAATCAATGGAAATGTTGTTTTCTGCTAAATGGAACTTGCCAAAAGCAGCAAAACACTGTAAACTATCACGTAAGGAAATGATGATTACCTTTAGTGAGTATTGTGCTTTGCACGAACCAACTCACAACAGGTTTGAAACAGAACTTCAATTAGAATTAAATTATGAGCAAAAAGGGACTGAAAACCCCACTTAGATATCCTGGTGGTAAATCTCGTGCCTGTACTAAGATGGGACAGTTTTTTCCAGATCTTAGGGAGTATGTAGAATTTCGTGAACCATTCTTAGGTGGTGGAAGTGTTGCGATACATGTTAGTAAGTTATATCCACATCTAAAGATTACTGTTAATGATCTTTATGAACCTTTGTTTAACTTCTGGGTAAATCTCCAGATGTTTGGTGATGAATTAACTAAAGACTTGAAGAATCTTAAGATTGCTCATTGTAATCAAGACTCTGCTAGATGTTTATTCGCAGAGATGAAAGATGTTATTAATGATAAAACTAAGACTGATCTTGAAAGAGCAGTTGCTTTTTATGTTGTAAACAAGTGTAGTTTCTCAGGTCTTACTGAGTCATCTTCATTCTCAGCACAAGCAAGTGATTCTAACTTCTCTATGAGAGGTATTGAAAAGTTGCCAGAGTATTCTGAGATCATTTCACACTGGCATATTAATTCATATTCTTATGAATATTGCTTTAGAACGGATGTTCATGATGGGTTGTTTATGTATATGGATCCTCCATATGATATCAAGGATAACCTTTATGGGAAGAAGGGAGCAATGCACAAATGTTTCGATCACGACAAATTTGCTGCTGATTGTGATGTTCATAACGATACAAAAATGCTAATTAGTTATAATTCTGATCAGTTGGTCAAAGATAGATTCAAAAACTGGAAGGCAAGTGAGTTTCAATTAACTTATACAATGCGTTCAGTTGGAGAATATATGAGAGATCAACAGGAAAGAAAAGAGTTACTATTGTTCAATTACGAATTACCAGAGGTATCTACTAATGGATGAGGAACATTACCATATAAATGATCTGTATGAAGATATGGATCGCCTTAACGCTTTATATGAAGAACTAATGTGGCCTAATGATGCTCCACTTGACTTCTCTGCTGATTATGAAAACAATAGGATTATAATTTCCGTGAAGGACTTGGGATGAGTCTTAAGGATTATATTGGTCCTAAAACTCCAAGGAAAGATTGGACTAATGAGCAGTGGTTGGAACACGCTCAGACTATGGTTCATTCTCCTTGGATTAGTGAAGATGATAGAGAATATTGGAAACATAAAATTACTGAATTGAGAAAGTGACTGAACTAAAAAATTTTATAAAGGATTACCCACACTTTCCAAAAGAGGGAATACTTTTTAGGGATATGTTTCCTTTATTGAGAAATCCCGAAGCATGGAATGAAGCAATAGATCAGTTGGGTGATTTTTGTGATGATGTAAAAGCAGATTGTATTGTTGGTATAGATGCAAGAGGTTTTATTGTTGGAACTGCTTTGTCAATGAAAAAGAATTTAAGTTTTGTTCCAATTAGAAAAAGTGGTAAATTGCCTGGAAATTTATGGGGGATATCCTATGATTTGGAATATGGTCAAGATACTTTAGAAATTCAAAAAGATTCTTTTTCTAAAGATACTAGAGTTCTTTTGGTTGATGATCTTCTTGCTACAGGAGGAACAGTAAAAACATCTATAAGATTATTAAATCTAGCTGGTGCTAATGTTGTTGGATGTGGATTTATAATAGAATTATTGGGATTGAATGGTAGGAATTATATTAAAGATATTCCAATAAAATCTATTGTTACTTATGACGACCTTTGAAATATTTGTCATAGCAATAATATTCTTTGAAGAGTTTGTCAAAAGAACTCTAATTGGTGTATACTATATGTGGCAGAAGTTTGATTACTGGAACTTTAATCGCAAATTACCTAAATGACTGAATTGAAAGACTGGTTGAACTCAATCAACCTAACAAAAAAAAATTTGATTGATGAAGATCCATCTATAGAAAAGGACTATGCTCCTTATATAATTAATCGCATTTATTCAGGTCATCTTGATTCTGTATTGTTTGCAAATGAGATGAATAAGTATTCATTTTTATCTAAGAAGATTCAATATGATTTTTATCTAAATAGTTTACGATCTAAGAAGAGATTCTCTCCTTGGCTCAGGAAAGATAAGATTAAAGATCTTGATTATGTAAAACGTTACTATGGTTATAGTAATGAAAAGGCACAACAAGCATTGAAAATCCTAACTAAAGAACAACTTAATTTTATAAGATCTAAATTTGAAACTGGAGGAAAACAATGAGTGTGGTTAAAGAGCCCGAAGTGAATTGGTCGCAAGATCAAATGGTAGAAGTGACTCTGAATGAGCCAGATGATTTCTTAAAAGTAAGAGAAACTCTCACAAGAATTGGGGTAGCATCCCGAAAAGAAAAGAAGATATATCAATCATGTCATATACTGCATAAGCAGGGGAGGTATTTCCTTGTTCATTTTAAAGAATTATTTGCCCTTGATGGCAAACACGCAAATCTCACTTCCAATGATGTTCAGCGTAGGAATCGTATTGCTCAGCTTCTGGCTGACTGGGGGTTAGTTGGTATTGTAGATGGTGACAAGATCCAAGACATTGCTCCACTTAATCAGATAAAGGTTTTATCATATAAGGATAAGGGGGATTGGATTTTAGAAACTAAGTATAATATTGGTTCTAAGAAAAAGAAAACTGAAGAATAATTATGGATTCTGATTTTGTAATGCGTAACTTCTGGTTTGAGTGTATGCTTGAACTTTGGGAATTCTCTCTCCAAGATAAAGATACTGATGGACTGGGTGTGGATCATGTTCATCAGGAGATAGAGCGTATCATAAAGGAATCCGATGATGCTAGAAATAGAACCACCAATGTCAAAGCAAAAATGACAAAATGGAATATGTTAGATCATAAACCATTTAAAATCATTGGTGATAAAGTTGAAAAAACAATACAAGATTATTTTCATGAGTATACTGATCTTGATTTAGATACTTTTATGACAACTTGTTGGGGATCAATATATGGTAAAGGTGATTATAGTGAATTACATGCTCATGTTCCAGCTTTATATTCTTGGGTTTATTATGTAAAGGTTGATGAGAATGCTGCTCCTTTACATTTTCCTAGAAAACTTATAGGTAAGATTAAAGATCCAAGTTTTGGTTGGAAAGATGAATCACCAGATTCTGGACTTTACTATAGACCAAAAAGTGGAACAGGAATTATTTTTCCTGGTTGGTTACAACATCAAGTTCCAGAACATAATAATGATGCTGAAAGAGTTATTGTTGTTGGTAATGTTGAGGGAACAGGATCTGTGACATATCCACAAAAGAAGAGAGAGTTTTTAAGGATTAGTGAGTAATTATCCAGATCAGTATTTAAATTTATTTACTCCACCACCAGTATCTATTACTTATTGGAATGGTGATTTATTTTATTTGGAGAATGAAATAAAAAAATATGAATTTGAAAAAAATACTAGCAATTCTATATCAACAAGTAATCGACTTTTAGATGATCCACCATTTGTCGATTTAAGAAAATATATACATGCGTTCGTTCAGAGATATACTGAAAAGGTTTTTAGAACAAGGCAGAAAATAGATGTAATGCAGTCTTGGGTTAACATTACAAATGATGGAGAATCTCATCCAAAACATTATCATCCCAATAGTTATTTGAGTGGTGTTATGTTTATTAAATCAGCACCTGATTCTCCACCATTAATATTTGAGAATCATATCAGACCACATCAATTATTTGTAGATCTTCTTGATGGTGGAGATGATGATCTGAAACCAAATGAATTTAAATCTTGCATTTCTCCAGTTGAGCATATTGCTCCTCTTCAAGGTACTATAGTTTTATTTCCAAGTCCTACACCACATTTAGTACCTAAAAGTTCTTCAAAGGAAGAGAGAATTACACTGGCATTTAATACATGGCCAGCAAGACCATTTGGATCGGAAAAGGATGTAACTTATGTTTACTAGCTTGACACCTGATTTCTTTATGCTATAATATATTTGTTGAATCGACGGGTTCAACGGGGAGTGACTGAATAAACTTTCTGGCATATAGCTGGTTAAGGTGACGAGACAC